GCTAATGGCCGAATAAACAAAGATACAATTTTATTAAGGGTTTTAGACAAATGAAAATAGAAGAACAATTTTTAACAAAGTCTAAATTTACGAAGCTTATTGAAAATGTCGTAGCAGAACTTAGGATTCCATATATGGATGCAATAATAAAGGTCTGTGAAACTAACGAAATTGAATTAGAAGATATTAAAAAATTCATTTCACCAGTTATTAAAAATAAGCTCGAAGCAGAGGCAATGGAACTAAACTATTTACCTAGGAAGAACGCCATTGACTCTTCGCTATTCAACTAAAATACTGTGTATATATAGTATTATATTTCAGTTATACTTCAGCAAATAAGGAGACAATACAATGTCATTTGAAGCACTAAAACGCAGCCGCGGATCTAATATCAGTAAAATTATCAAAGCAGCAGAAGCCACAAACAGTGGTGAGACTAAGTCATATGTTGATGATAGAATATGGAAACCAACTGTTGATAAAGCAGGTAATGGTTATGCTGTAATCAGGTTTTTACCTGGTACAGAAGATAGCCTTCCATTTGTAAGATATTGGGATCACGGTTTTAAAGGCCCTACTGGTCAATGGTATATTGAAAACTCATTAACTTCAATAGGTCAACCAGATCCTGTAGGTGAACTAAACTCTAGACTATGGAATTCAGGTATCGAATCTGATAAAGATAGAGCTAGAACTCAAAAGAGAAGATTACACTATGTAACTAATATATACGTAGTAAGTGATCCATCTGCCCCTCAAAACGAAGGTAAAGTATTCTTATATAAATTTGGTAAGAAAATATTTGATAAGATTTATGATCAAATGAATCCTGCTTTTGCTGATGAGACACCAATCGATCCATTCGATATGTGGGAAGGCGCTGATTTTAAACTTAAGATCAGAAATGTAGAAGGTTATAGAAACTATGACAAATCTGAATTTGCATCACCTGCAGCTCTATTAAATGCAGAAGAAGCAAAATTAGAAGAAGTTTATGGTAAGTTAAATAATCTAAATGAGTTTACTGATCCTAAGAACTATAAAACATATGATGAGCTTAAAGCTAAAATGTTAAGAGTTCTTGGTGAAGAATCTTCTACTGGTGCTTATACAGTAAAAGAAGAAATCAAAATAAATGAACCAGTCGCGGCTTACGAGCCAGTAACTGCTGAAAATATTAGTAGTGAAGACGAAGATACTTTATCTTATTTCTCTAAACTTGCAAAGCAAGAGTAACTTTACATGCCCATAAAATTTGGGCCAACTCTAGATAACTGGTCCTGTACATCAATTGCAGGACCAGATGTTGCAATTACTGCAGTACTTTGAACGTTATTATTAACATTATTATTAGTAGTATTACCTGAAGCTACTATGGAACCACCGCCTCCTGCAGCAGCAGGTGGATTTGCAGTTTGTAATACAGGTGTCGCTACATCAGGAACACCTAATATAGATCGTACTTTTTTCATTTGTTCAACTAATTCATCTGTCTTTAATTCAGGTGATAAAAAACCTTTACCAAAATCAGTTTCAGGTATTCCATCAAAATAACCAGTTCCTACTTTACCGCCATTAGCCATTTTATCTAATACTGCTATTTGTAAAGCCATACCATTCATCATGTCTTTTACGTTCTTTTCAAAACCTTTCATACTTACGCTTTTAAGTGAATTAAGATTAGAAACAAATTTACTAAGTGCACCACTTAAACTATCTAGTCTTCCAACTAAGCTCATATCAATATTGTTTAATGGTTCTAAAGCATCTACTAAATTTTTTACCATGCTTTTTCTTGCAGTATCTTGATCTTCAAAGTCTGTACCAAACAAAAAGTTCATAGCTTTTTTAGCGCCATTTATTAGTGCTTCAATGCCTTGAGCACCAGCAGAGCCGAGAACTGCAGATATTAATGCAGGGCCTATTCCAGCTAAAGCTGTTACTTTTGTTAGTAAACCATCAGCTGGTATTTTTGCAAGTTCTTCTAGCCCACCAGCAATGTTTGTAATTAAAACTTTAAATGCACTTCCATCAACACCAATTACAGCTCCTAATTTTGATATACCAGCTAAAGCTAGAATAAAAGCGCCAAGACCAACACCTATAGCAGCAAGTCCAACAGTCGTAGCCAATGCTCCTCCCGGAAATAACGCCATTAACGCTCCACCAGCCATTAATGTACCTAGCATTGCAAAGCCTTTAGTGCTGAAAGCTTCTAAACCACCAGCAATATTAACCATTAAATTTTTTAAATTTACGCCGCCGTCACCGTTCATCATACCTATTAATGCGTCTGAAGCACCAAGTGCAGTCAAAAATGCAGCAAGGCCTATTCCTACTGCGGCTAAACCTTTTACAGTAGATTTAGGAAATAGTACACCAGCTGCTAAAACAGCTCCTAGCGCTATAAATCCTTTGGTAGTAAAAGCTTCTAAACCAGTAGCTAAATTAATTAATAATTTTTTTATTCCTTCACCAGCATCAGCTGATGCAAATTTCTGTATAATAGCTTCGGCTCCAGCTAATCCTAAAAAGAAAGCAGCAAGTCCTACACCAGCTGGCCCTAATGCTTTTAGTATACCAATTGCAGCTATTGAGATACCACCTGCAATTGCTCCACGCATACCCATAATTCCAAGGGTTTTTAAGTTACCTAATCCACTAAGAAATCCACCACCACTCTTTGAAGCTTTTGGAGATGATACTGGAGAAGTATTATTTTTTAAACCAGATTTTGTTTGTTTCTCTCTTGAAGCTTCTAAATCAGCTCGAGCTTGTTTTACGAACTGTTTAGATAACGTATTATTTAAACTATCAACAGCGTGAGCTGTATCGATAGTAGAACTATTATTTACTTTAAGTTGCTCTATTACATCTCCAAGTGTACTATATGATCTTGCCATTATTCTACTCTTTCGTGTGCTTAGTTTCTTCTTGTTTTATATGATCAACTAACATATTAATATAAACGTCTTTTTCCCAGGGTATCAAATGGTCTATCTCATCTAGTGAATACTTATGATGTTGCATTAGACTAAAATTGGTTTGATAATAATTAGCTAATGAATTATGAGATAGACAAATTATAAAAAACTTTGCAGACCCTCCACTGTTAAATTATTATTTTCATTACATTTCACACAATTAAATTTTACTTCATGAGTTAATTTTGGAATTGATTCAATGTAAGTTCGTATTTTACTAAATTGATCTTGAGTCATAGATTCAATAAAATCTTGAAATTCTTTTTTATCAATATCTTTTACAACAATTCTTTCATCATTAGTTAAAACTGCTACAACTGATTCTTTGATTAAAGCAAATACTTGATTTGTAGGCGATGTTTCAATAGCAGCATCACTATTTGAAATTTGTTTAAATGTAGGATGCATCATTTCTAATGAAATATCATCTGCTATTTCTACTGTGTTATTTGTTATTTTTACGTCCATTGTTATGTCTTCTAGATTAACAGACACTTCATTTTCAGCCTCGCACGAACTGCACTTCAATACAAGATTTGAAGTTTCTCCTACTGATTTAGATCGTATTTTTAAAAACAAATACTCAATATCATATGATGTTAATTTATTACTATCAATTTCACCGTATAAGCATGATACAACAGTATCTAATATTGAAGTTGCTATTTGTACTGGATCTTGTGATTCTAATCCAATAAGTAATATTTTTTCTTCTCTAACAAGAAACGGTCTAAAATCTATTTCTTGATTTGTTGAAGGTATTATTGTTTTATATTTTGGTACATTATTAAGTTTTGGTAAACTCATTCATTTCACTCCTTAAAGTATATCTAATCCACCAAGTGGTGTATCTATATCCATATTTATGAATCCTTGTCCACTTTGTGATTTAACCCAATTTGTATATGCAAATGATACATTTAATTGCACTAATCCATCGAGTTCGTTATTTAATTCTATTGCGCTGGTTGATACAGGAAAGGCTTCTAGTAAATCTACTGAATATACTGAACCTCCTCCAATACCTGCATTAAATCTTATTGGCCCTATTTGTTTGCTAAATCCTGCTAACGGTTGTCTTAATTGGTGTATACTAATAGTTCTAGCATATTCACTTTTATAGCTTGTTGTAAATGCATTGGCACCTTGCTCTGGTATTATTGTATTGCGCCAAGCGTCAAAGTATTCTTTAACTCCGTAGTCGTTCATTAAATAAAATGTCATAGATACGTCATCAACAGCATAGCCATAAGCTACTTTTTGAAACTCCATACCTATTCTTCTATCGTTTGTTAATGTTGTTTTAGCTGGTAATGTTGCATTTGAGCATAATATATTTAATTCTCGACCTGATGCGCCACCACCGCCTAAATTTAAAAACCCCAATATTCCACCTAAAAGACCACCACCTCCACCAAAATTAGTCGGCATTGTAACTAAAAATCTATTAGGTCTTGCAAAACCTAATTTAGTATTTGCAAGTGCTTTTATTTCATCTATACTATTGGCCATTTGCTATCTTTCTTGAATCTGAGTATACTCTACCAGCTGAAGTTTTTTTCCAGCTTGCGGTTGGCATAAAAGTTACTATTTCCCATTCTGGCGCTGGCACCTGAGCAAATCTAGATTTAACATGATCCAATAAGTAATGTTTAAAACATGGCTGAAAGTATCTAAATTTAGCAGCACCTTTAAGTAATCTGTATGTTAAAGTAAAACGAGTTGATTCGTCATACTTTTTATTATTAACAACATCAAGTAAACTATCTAAAAACTTTGCTCGTAAAACAGGAGGAATATAATGCAGATTTAAACCTCTAAATCCACCTTCTGCTTTTTCAACTGGTATTACTAATGGAAATGTATCGTAATATGGAAGTTTGTCTTTTAATTTAGGATCATAGAAAAACATAAGCATACTACCAAGTAATGGTGTACTTACTTTGTTTATTCCATCTTCTCTCATCAAAGACTGACGGTTAACTCTCGTTAATCTTTGTACACGTTTACGAAACCAATCACGCGATTCTTGCGTACGAGGTGTGATACCTTTTCGAAAAGCTTCGAGTTCTAGTTTTTGAAATAAGTTACTCATGAATCTATTTATATCTTTTTCTTACGCTTTTTTCGAAATGGTTTCATTGGAGTATACTTCTTAAGTTTTCCAGGAACTGGCTTATGCAATAGTTTCATTTCTTGTAATGTTTTTTCAGTCCATACATGAAACTCCCAACCACGATCTTGTGCATATTCATTTGCAGCTTCCCACTTATTCATATTTTTTACATAAGTAAGACCTTCGGCAATATATCTTTTAGTTTTTTTTGCACTTACTGGTGGAACAGTTTCTTTTTCTGGTTTTATTTCAACTAAGATCGTTTTTTCTTCAAACACTATTTTTAAATCAACATAGTATTTGTGATACTTTTTATCAACGTCATAGTAATATGGAATGATAACTTCTTCTGAACTCCATCCTTTTACTTTATCGTTACTATCGCACCAATTAAATGCAGCTTTCTCCCATAACGATCTGTATACAACCGAAGATGAATCTCCTTTGTATTTTGATTTATTTTTGACTTGATATCTTCCTGAATATCCCATGAAATCCGTTATAAATATAAAAATAAGATCTTAATAATATCTATAAGGATTAAATATGGAAATATTCGATAAAGTAGGACCACTTGGTGAAAAAATAAAAAGCACTGGATTAAAAAATCCTATTAGTAGTATGTCTAATATTGAAGCTGATCTTGATGATTTTGCTCAAGCTGGGCAAAATTTACTTGGTTCTTTATTTAGCGCTTTTGGCGGTGGAGGTTCAAAATTAGAATATCCTCTTGACGTTGGTGGTAATCCAGCTTATGCATCTACTGTTACATTTACTACTATGGAATATAAATCTCCATTTGCAGGTATTACAGATAAATTACATGCAAAGCAACAAGACGATAATTTAAAACAAGCTAGGCTTAAAAGCGCAGATGACGCACGTAATCAAGCTGCTGGATTAGGTAAAGTGGATGATTTCGGAGGAATGAATACAGGATTTCAGCAAGCAAACGACGCTAATGCCGCATTTTTAGGCGCAACAAATCAACCAATAACGTTTAGTGATGACGGAGCTGCAGCTAATAGAATTTCTGGTGGTGATGATGCGGCTGCATTAAATTTTATGGCTAGAAAAGACACTGCAACTGAAGCAGCTGCTGTTAAAGGTGAAAGCAAATCTGCAAATTCTGGAGCTGTATTTTTTCCTAAAAAAGGCGCACCAGCAATAACATTATATTTTCCGCCAAGTATGGCTTTTCTAGACGGTGTTGGTTATGAAAATGCATCTTTAGGGCAAGCAGGAGCTTCAGTAATGGCTGGACTCGAAGGAGGAATGAGTGGCATGGAAGCAGCAATGGGTGCATTGAAAGAAGAAGGTAAAGCTTTACTTGATACAATTACTGGAAAAGAAAAAACAACACCAGCTGCTATAAACGCAATGAAGCAATCAATCGCAAAAGTTAACTCTAGATTTAATCCAGTACCAAGTCTAAGAAATGCTGTAGCTTTAGTAAATAGATTTACAGTAAATCCTAATGTAAGAGCTGTGTTTCAAGGAGTAAACATACGTGAATTTTCTTTTCAATTTAAATTAATACCTACATCGCCTGAAGAAGCAGATGTCATACAAAAAATAATAAAACATTTTAGAACAGAATTATATCCTGAAGGGTTTCCAGTAAGTTTTGGCACATCAAGTGTTGATTTAGGTTATCATTTTCCAAATGCATTTAAGATTGCATTTAAGTTTAATGGAAGAATTAATAAAAAGTTTCCTAAAATTAAAGAGTGTTATTTAAGAACTTTTTCAGCAACCACTAATTCTACTGGAGGAGGACTACGTAAAGATGGCCAGCCGAACGAAATAGATATTACGATGGCCTTTGTAGAACATAAAACACTCACATCAGCGGATATAAAGAAAGGATTCTAATGTTATATTTTAATGAATTTGATAATATAAATTATAATTTTGGAAACGAAACCGATAAAGTTGTATTTCAAAATATATCTCTATACGGTGATGTTATTGATCAAGTTAAAGATAATGTTACATTTGCTAATGGCCATACTATACAAGAAGGTTTTAGACCAGATCAAGTTTCAATTCAATTATATGATACGCCACTTCATTATTGGACTTTTTACTTACTTAATGATAATTTAAGAGAACAAGGTTGGCCTTTAAACAACCATGAGCTTACAAATTATATACGTAAATCTTTTCCTAATACTACAATAACTACTAGAGATAGTGATTTAGCTAATAAATTTAAAATTGGTCAAACTATAACTGGTAACACTTCTGGTAAATCAGGAAAAATTATTAGAAGAAATATAAACTTAGGGCAAATATTCATAGAAGGTGATATTACTTTTACAACTTCAGGAGAAAACTATATATCTATTAATTCAGAAGGAACTGAAGAAAATTTAGTTTCTGTTTCAAGTGAAAAAGAATATTTATCAGAAAGTCATTATATAAATGGTGATGGAGAAATAGTTGATATAGATCCAACAGTTGGTCCAGGCGCGCTTTTAACTGGTCAAACATTCGAAGAAATATATTTTAATGTAAATTCAAATTTAA